CGGTCCCGGCGGCAAAGCCGTAATAGTCCCCGCCGACGGTTCCAACGCTATTATTCCAACCAAGGCAGACGGAGCCAGTCCCTTTACAGTTATTCCCACCACCTAGGGCTACGGTGTCGTTTCCGTTGCAGACATTCCCGCGTCCAATGCAGGTTTGGTGAAGGTAGGGCGAGGTAACGGCACTCGTCCAACTCCAAAGGTTGTTGTTAACTGAGTCGTAGTGAAGCTGGCCCGAGGTCATCTTCGTCCAACTCAGGTCTGAGGCCAGAATCTTAGCCGCACTCACCGCATCGTTGCCGAGTTTCGCGGTTTGGATAGCGGAATCGGACACCTTCTGCTCGGTGACTGAGCCGTCAGCCAACTTGGAGGTTTCGACGGCTCCGCTACGGATCTTTGCGGAGATGACTGAATCAGAACCAAGTTTAGAGGTCTGGGCGGCGGCGTCTGTGATCTTCTGGAAGGTGACGGCACCGTCCGCCAGTTTTGATGTCTCAATCGCCCCGGAGATGACTTTAACCGCCGTCACCGCATCGGTCCCCAACTTCCCGGTATCCACCACACCGGCTAATGAGGAGATGGAGGAAACCGCCGTTGTAGAACGGGTGCCATCCGCCCATTCAATCCCCGATTCCGAGGTCAGGAAGGTGATCGAACCCCTCTTATTCTCAAAAGAGGTGGTGGTGGGACGCCCGCCCCGGAGTTCTTCGACCAGAACCTCCAGGCGGTCTACTCTCTGCTTGACCCCCTGGGAGTGGGCAAAGACTACAAGACCTAGAAGTAAACTAAGCAAGATTGGGCCTTGACGGTATGAGGATTTGGGCTACAATGGGAGGGGTGGGGAAAATGGCGGCAGAGGCTGGGCTGCGGGTGGCATTCTTCGTCTTCGCCTTTTCCCTCTGCCGTGCCACATTCCAGCATGACGACGGGACGGCTTCGTTTTTCATCGCCATTGGGAGTGCCATTTTCATTTATCCGATCCTGAAGAAATGGGCGAACTAACTACAACGGTTTTGGGAAACAAGTTACTAGCAAGCACGATTATTTTCATTGCCTACTATCTGTTCCGGCGTTGGTGTGCCTACGAGGACGCCATGACTGATAAGGAGCGTTCTCATCGTGCCGGGGCCGGGGAAACTCGGTAGAACCGCTGTAGTGGGCTCTGGGCGACAGCGCCAGCCGCCAAAGCCGGGGCTACGCTTGCGGCCATATCCCCAACCTGTGGAATAAGCCCACGAGCAGCCTGCGCCCCCATAAGGCCGTGATAATAGGCTCTGGGTGAAACTGACGCCGCTCCCGCAATCATCCCAGGAAGTGCTAGAGGATTGATTAGAATAGATCCTGCCGCCTTTCCAGCAACATACCCGATCCCGGCCCCCATCCCAGTCTGCGGGAGGCTCCGGACGACAGGCGTGAACGCCTGGCCTGCTTGATAGCCAACCGCGTCACCGAGCGCATCCGCCACTTCAGGGACCTGCTGCCCTACGCTCTCCAGTGTCTCTTTCGTCCCAGTTGACAGCGGGTTTTTGTAGGCCCTGTTCACATAGTTGATGAGGTCGTTAGAGTTGACGAGGCGGGAGGATTCATCCTCCAAAGCCTTACCGGCAGCATACGAGGCGTTGCCTTGCGCGACTTTCTCTAACTCTTGGCCAAGGAGCGTTCTAACTTCGCCCTGGAGTTTCCCGAAGGCAACTCCGAGAGGCGTACCTCGATGCTGAGCGGCAAGACCGTTCAACTGTTTCTGAAATGCGTAGACCTGTTCTGCTGATGCGTTCTGCAAACCGTCCACCTGTCCGGCGAATTTCCAGAAAGTGCTATTGCCAGGGCTGCTTCTAAGTCCGGGAGTGTTCATTAGCCCATGCTCATCTGCGATTTCAAGGACTCGCTGCCCAAGCCTTTCTTGGAGGTTGAAGGTTTTGCCGCCAGCCTCCGCGACTCCCTCCTTGACGAGAGGAGCGTAGGCGTTCTTTAGCCCAGTGACGGCGGTATTGATAGCGCCACGAGCTTTGGCGGCTATCGCATCCCCCACTTCTGGACCAGCCCCGATGAACTTGCCGGCGCGGTTAACATTCTGGATGGCCCACTCGGGAACACCGCCAAGGTTCTTTGCGCCGTATTGCAGTGCGCCCTCTGCGGCGTCAACGACTTTCCCGCCAAGATAGCGAGTGCCAGCGGCTACATAGGGCGCGGCTTTCTCCACACCCTTAGGAATGAAATACTGAGCCGCCACCTGAGACATCGGTCCAGCCACGCCCCTTGGCTCTTTTGAGAAATGCGTAATCGCGGTCTGCCTGGCGGCTTCTGCCGCCGCCCCGCCGACCGGACCAGCCATCTCAAAACCAAGAATGGAAGGGATAGCCGCACCAACCATCTCAGACTTGCTTTGGGGCTTGTCCATGATAAGTCCGCGGCCAACCCCCTGAACCACTCCGGACTTCTCAGTAGCGTCAAGGAATTTGACTAAGCCAAGGTTCCCGACTGGATTAAGCTGGGCCGGGTCAAACGGCCTATCCGTCGGCGTCGGGTCCTTTCCGTCTAGCAAGTCATCAAACCTATCCCGCGCCTGCGCTTTCGCGGGTTCCATCTTCCCGTCTAAAAGATCGTCGTATCTGTCGCGGGCCATTAGAACCCCCCGGCTTTCAACTCTGCTTTACCCTGTTCGCGGCTGATCTTCCCGGAGGCGACATCGGCGCGGATGGCTTCAAGCGTCCTCTCTTGCCCACCCCCCATAAGGTTAAACTCATCGTCCGGGATGGCGAGGCGCGGGACGGCGATATTCGGGTCAATCTTGTATTGATTGGCGCGGGAGACAAACGGTGCGCGGTACTCGTCTGCGCTCCGCAGTTTCGATTCGTACATCCCCTTTGCCACCATCAAGAGTTCCTTCTTGAGTTCCGGCGTCAGCTTGTTGCCGCTCTTAAGGTTGTCGTAGATGATCTTGACCTTATCAAGTCCGGGCAAAGCACTTTGGGCCAGCGCGATTTCTCCTTCTTTGACGGCGTTGTCGTCCATCGTCTTGACGAAGGAGTAGATGGCGGCGATATCCGCCGCTCCGGTCTTGTTTGCCTGAATGGAGGCGAGATCCCGAAGCCCGCTCTTAGCCGCTGCCAGGTTGGCGAAGGTCTTTGACTTCATGTAGTCGTCCATGATCTGCCCCTCGATCTTGGCCCTGTCGGACGGCCCAAGACCACCGCCAGCCGCAATCGCCCGTTTCTCGTCAGCCTCTGCGTTGAGTTTGCCGATGCTGGCCCGCTTTTCATCTAGCGCAAGTTTCCCAGACTCGGCTGCCTGGTCGCGGCTGGCCTTGTGCCGTGACAGAAGTTCTCGCCACTGATTCACCGCAGGGTCCTGGTCGGGCTGGGCGATCCCGTAGTTCGGTCCCATATTCCCCATTTGGGCGGGCTGCTGGGCTCTTTGGAGAACGCCTGGAGCCATCATCTGTTCCGGTGAGACGCCACCGAATTTCAGCGTATTCTCCACCTGCTGGGCCGCGCTCTGCTGGCGGGCGTTAGCCATTTGCAAGCCCGTTAGCTGCTGGTTCTGTTCAAACTGCGCCGCTTGACGGGAGTTCGCCTGCGCCCTGTAGAAGGCGTTGAACATATCGTCAATGGATTTCGGGATGTAGTTGTAATCTTCCGGACGGTGCCAGGATGGAGGTTGGAAGTTCATAGTTACCCCTTAGGCGCAACCGGCATCTTGCCGAACATTCCGCCCATGCCGAACATCCCGCCCGCCGCGCCGCCAGCGGCACCGGCAAGAATCCCCATACCCCCGCCAATCAGCTGCCCCCGGAGGTTGGCGTTCTGCTGCTGACGGAACATATCCTGGTAGTCGTTCTTCTGGCGGTAGTACATCTGGTCTTCCCGCGCCCACTGTCTGGCCTCATCCCGCAGGCCGTAGGCCCGGTTCATGGCGGAATCACCACGGTTCTGGTACTGGGACTGGAGATTCCCCAGTCCCTGCCCGTAGAAGTTTGCAAGGGCGTTCTGTCGCTGCATGGCGAGGTTCTGCCCGACATTGGCGTATGCCGACGCAAGACCGGAGGAGCCAAGACGCCCGGCTCCAGCAAAGTCCCCAAGGGCCTGTTTCATCCCCTGGTTCATGATTCTCTGGTCGGAGGCTCCCAGCATCTGCTCGTACTGCGAGCCGTAGTTCTTGAGCCTGGTTGCCTGGGCTTCGGGGTGGCCCTGTAGGACCTGTCCCAACTCATAGGCCGACAACTCCCCGGCACCAATCGCCTTAGAGAAGAAATCCATCTCAGCTTGAGAGGGAGCCCGTCCGAGCGCGTCTTGAAACTGCTGACTGATCTGATCCATAAATTTCTCCTAGGGAGTTGTGTTTGCCTTCCACGGCTGTGCAAACCAATCCAGCCGGAATCCGTTCACTTCAAACGGTGAGCCTGAGTTGTTGCCAAACTTGACATTGAAGAACTGAAAGGGGCTAAGCAGCGGTAGGGCGTAATTTGCCCGCACATACGCCACCCCGGAGGTCGTACTCTGATTGATGGAGTAGGACCCGCTCCTGTTGTCGGAGGTCGTGTAGGTCGTCGTCAGCGTCCCAGAGCCCTGGTTTCTGACCACCACCGATATCCGATTTAGATTCTTTTCTACGAAGGGGTCAGAGCCGCTGAAGTCCCTAGACTTCCAGTAAGCGTTGATGGCGGAGCCGTTGTCGTTATCCACCCCGCCGTAAAGGTTCCAGTACCCTCCCGTAGAGGAGCCGAAATAGAGGGCGGTGCCGATTCTCTTTGGAGCAGTGACGGCGAGGTCAAACGGGAACCACTGCTTCTGGGCAAGGTCGTATTTCAGGAAGCGGTTATTAGTCGTGGAGTTGTTGATGGACGATGCCCAGTAGACGGCGTTCCTGATCGAGTCGAAAACTCCCCACACCGGGGGAGCAGGGGCACCGTTGTTCCAGTAGACCGAGCAGGAGTCAATCTGGGTCTGTTCGGTGGCCGAGGTCATGAGCGAGGAGAAGCGAAGGTTCATCGCAGCGGCTGTGTCCACCGTGATCGTTTGGTTATTCGTCAGGGACACATAGGGGTTAGTCAGCGTCCCGCAACTCGTCCCCGTCGCAATCTCAATGCCAATCGTCGGGTTCCCGGTCGCGGTGAAGGCGCAAGAGACAATCCCCCAGGAAGTGACCGCCGACCCCGGGGAGATGCACTGCGTTGTCAGTTGACCCGTAGCCGCCCCCAACAACCCGAAGGCCAAACCAACAGGGGTTTTTGTGCTACTCGTGGAGGTGAGGTCTGCCGTATATCGGATGTATTTCTTTGAAGCGGAGCCGATCTTGAGCGTGTCGGAAGTCGTCACCAGGGAATCCCATGCCGAACCGTCGTTTGAGACCTCGGTGTAGAAAGCTATGTTCGTCTCCGGGCTGACGGTCATGGTGGAGGAGAGCGTCCCCCACACCGGGGAGTTGAAGGCGGAAGTGAAAGTCCGAGAGACAAACCTTCCAGGGGAGTTGTAGCGGTAGACTGACAATCCCCGGATGAACTGAGAGGAAAAGTCCTGGTTTCCGACAATGTTCAGGAAAGTTTGACCACCGGAAATTGCCGAGTCGGTTGCCGATGAGATGAAGACATCACTCTGGTAGGCGTGGATTGCATCTCCAACCCGAGTCACCTGGTAGGTCTTCCACGAGTTATCCGCCTGAGTAACCGGAGCGGCAGCCAAGACCGTTTCCGTCCCGGAGACATTCTTGACCAGTTGGAGCCCCTGGGTGGAGTTTGAACCAGTCCCCTTGAGCCTGAGGGAGTAGAAATCACCGTTTCCCTTAGAGATAAAGCGGAAGTCTACGCACAGCGCCCCAGAGCCGTTGCAGAAATCAAGGATTGGAGTGCCGCCTTGCTGGAATTTGTATTCCACCTGCCACGAACCTGAGGAGATGGTGATCTGTGTCGCAGTGGCGGCGTTGACGGTGGCATTAGTCGCCATCTGCCCGGAGCCCATAGACCAGCCAGTAGTAGTCCAAGTCACCTGTCCGACGGCAAAAGAGCCGTCATCGAAATCATCCCGCCAGGTCACGGAGGAAAGAGAAATCCCGCCGATGTTGTCCGTCACGGACACATTGGAGAGCGTTCCCGCCGCGAAGTCATTCGACGAGGTGTCTACAAAGGTGAAAGTCGTCGAGAAGACGGAGCCGGAATTGGTGGTGTAATCCCACGAACCAGACGGATTTTGCGTGGCGGCGGACCAATCGCTCTGAGAGGTCTGGGTGTTGGACTGCTGAGATCCAGCCGTCTGGGACTGCACTAGGTTTGAGATTTCGCGGGATATGAGAGTCAGCCCCGAGTCGTCCAGCCGCCAATATCCCCTATCCTGACCACGGAAGAAAATCCCCTGCGGGGTCTCGATGATCGAGGCCGGGTCGTTGGTGCCGATGGTGTTGGAGATAGGCGAGCATCTAGAACTGTACTGGTCGCCCAAAATGCACGAAGTAATAGAGGTCTGCTTGAAGATGTAGAGAACACCCTGGGAGTGCTTGAGCCCAGTATTTCGTTCTCCGGGGGTGCCAATGACGTCGGTGTAGGGGTCCTCCGAATCAAGGCCGGTCGTGAAATTGGTGTAAAGACCTTTCTGGGAGTAATAGACAGTGTTGGGGTCAGCCGTGGTATCAGTGACGGCTAGGCGATCTGTCGTCAATTCAAGAATGGAGCCTGCGGGCATGGTAGCCGGGCTTCTGCGGGTGGTGCCGTCGTACTCCATGATGGGGTCGCGGGAGTCGTTGGCACCGTAGAGATATCCCCCGATATCCACGAAGGACCAGCGGGTGGGGACATTCCCAGATCCACCAGCGGTAGACAAAAAGACCTGGAAAGTCCCCTGGTTGGTGGACTTGAAGCAGTACCGATCCTGGCAGACGATATCCTGGCGATTTCCGTTGAGGTCAATGAAAGAGTGAGAACCAGTGACCGGGGCGGTGGAGTAGGTCAGAGACGCAAGCCTGGAGAAACCTTTTCTCTTGATGATCGCCGTCCCGGCTAGGTTTGTCTCGACATTGAGGGCGTCCTGTGCCTGCGTGGTCAGGGTCCCGGGGCTGTCAGTATCGTTCAAGCCAGAGAACTGGCCGACGGTCTCAAAACCAGCCTGCCCAAAGGCGAGAGACGCCAGGAGGAGGAGCTTAATCACGCATCCCTCGGCCAATATCTGCCGCCAAGCATCCTCAGTGGAGCGGAGGCGGTGTTCTTGAACAGGTCCACAGCTTCCGTCACCTTGTCGGAGTAAATCTTCATCAACTCCGCTTTCTTCACAGACTTCTCGGGGGTGGATTGGTCATTCATCAGCAAGAGCCAGGCCCCGTAAGCCGCAAGTCCGATATGGAACTGAGAAAGGAGGGTGTAGCCGTTAAGGGGAGTCGCCGAGTCGGTCGTGGACTCTGCCGGGAGCGGGTAGTAGGTCAGAACCATCGTCCCAGCTTCCTGAGGGATCGGGTAGAGGCGGATTGATTTGGACCCTTCCTCCGGGTCAATCAGGTAGAACTTGGGGTCCCCCTTGTCCTCGGTCTGCCAGTCGTTCTCCGAGAACATCTGGATGCGGGCGCGGGTGATGGGCTTGAGTTCAACCCCATCGAACAAGACCTGCTTTTCCCACATGAAGTCAGAGGGAAGATCATAGGCCGCATCCTCTACCGCCACGCTGTAAGCCGGGGCGTCTTTCCACAGGCACTTAGAATCAAGGGCGAACTGCTCCTGCGCCCTGTTCAAAGCGTCATCGTAGAGGCCGGAGAACCTGGATTGCGCCGGGTCTTCCGCGAAATTCGCCATCAACTGCTTGATATTGCCGCGATTCACGCAGCCCCCATAAACTCAGGCTTCTTCTTTTTCAAGATGGCCTCTCTTAAAACTGAGATGTAAAGTTCCGCCGTCTTCTCGGCGTTGAACTTCTGCTCAACCGTCTGCCGGGCGTTGATCGCCAGGGACTTGCGGTACTTCTTATTGGTGATGAGGGCGTCTAGCGCGTTCTCCCACTCCTCAGGCGTCTCGCACAGAACCCCGTCATGGCCGGAAGTGACGGATTCTTTCATGTGACCGACTTTGGACGCGATGACGGGGTAGCCCAAAGCGGCCCCCTCTAACCACTTGAGGTTGGACTTCCCACGGTTGAAAGCCGAATCAACTAGGGGGGCGATTCCGATGTCGAAATCAAGAGATGCAATCATGGACGGGTATCTCATGATCGGCTCCCATTTGGCGTGGTGTTCGATTCCCTTTAGACCTTTCATCCACTGCGGAAGTCCGGTTGCGGCGGGGCCGTTGACGAAGACGAAGGTCACTTCCTTGTGCTTGTCCAGGATGGAGGGGATGACATCCCGGAGGACATCAAAGTCCCCCTCATGCCCCGAACCACCGGCCCAGCCGATCCTGATTCCAGGTTTAGACTTCCTTCGGGCCTTCCCCCAGAACTTGAAATCAATGGAGTTCGGGACCACATGAATGTTCTCGTTAAACTCCGAGTACGCTTCCTTGAGGTACGGGGTGGAGACGATAAGCCCGTCAGACTCCTTTAGCTGCTTGATGGCAAAGGACCGTCCAGCGGCACCGGGTTTGTAGTGGCCGAAGGCTTCATTGAAGGTCGGGACCGCCGTCACCAAGTCGTCTAACTCGGTGTAGAGCGGAAGTTCCGGGTAGAGTTCCTTGATGGACAGGAACAGGTCTAAGGCTCCCTCGGTATGCCCAAGTTGGAAGACCACCGCTTCGGCACCGTTCTTGATTCCCGAATTGATGGACGGGACAAAGGCTCTGGTGAAGAAGGCGTCATACCTGGGCATCCCAGGCATCAGTTCTTGCCAGTCCTGGTGGGTGTTGAGGTCCTTGCGCCACAGGGGGTTAAGCAGGGTCCCAAGACCACGGTCCCAGGCGATCTCCGCGAAATTCTGGAATCTCCACCACATAATCGAGGTGGAACCCGTCGCTACAAAAAGCGCCTTCAAGCCGCCACCTTCCACTGGGACAGAAGGCGATCCTTCACCACTTCCACCCGCTTCTGGTCCCTAGTCTTTGAGATCCCGGTAGACAGTTCACGGTAGGCACCGATCACCTGCGGGATGAAGTCGAACTTAACCCCAGCAAAGAGGGCTTCAAGCTGGAAGCGCCAGTCATCAAGACCCAGGCTGGAAATCTCGCCGGTGTCGTACTTGAACCTTTCCGCGATTTCCTTCCGGTAGGCGCAGGAGGAATGGACGATTCCGTTTACACCACGAGACAGTGCCCGTTCCTTGGTGAACACATCAGCGTGGTAGGTGCCTTGCTTGTTGCCGAGGCAATCCATCGCGTCCATTGAGCCGTAGACAAACTCGGCTTTCTTCAGCTTCTCAACGGAGAGCTTGACCCGATCCGGGTAGGCCAGGTCGTCGGCGTCTAGGACCAGGAGAACATCGCCCGAAGCGTATGCATTACCCAGATTACGGCTCGCGCTGCGCCCAATGTTCCTCTCATTTCGGTAAACATGGATTCTCTTATCCTTACCAGCGAGGTAGTCCAGCACCAGTGGCGTGGTGTCGGTGGAGCAGTCGTCCACCACCACAATCTCAAGGTTTGGGTAGGTCTGCTTTTGGCATGACTCGATAGCAGGCTCAATCCAGCCCGCGGCGTTAAAAGCAGGGATGACGATGGAAGCCTTAAGCATTGATGCACTCCTTGAACTTCTCGACATTGCACTGCTCCCGGTAGAAAGAGATGGCTTTCTTATCCGGTCCGCTGTAGGCGAGAGATCGGATTCTGTTGGTCACGGCTGGGATGAACTTATCGAGACTCTGGCCGGGGTCCACAAAGCCCGTAAAATCTCCTGGGACTGTGGAGACGACCGCCCGGCCTAGGAGGGCGGCGCGCTTCATGTTGGGAGAGGTCGTTCTATCCGGGTGGAAGTAGACAAGCCCTGTATAGTCGTTGAGGTTTGCCGAGTCACCGATAGGCTCAAGCTCGACATCAGGGAGGCTCTTAGCCAGGACATCCAGAACAGGTCCGTAGTTGGCGTTGATGTCCACCAGGAAACGCTTATCCTTTGGCAGAGGCTTGACCTCCGGGATCGCAAGAGGCAGCGGGCAAACCTGGGTCTTGAAGAAGGGGCTTAATGCTTTTTGAGCCGCCTCATCCTCGACGAACTGGGTGCAGACCTCGTTGAGTTTGGCCCCGTACTTCTCAAGGGCTTCCCAGTTGTGCATCGTACGGATTTCAGCGATAGACTCGGAGGTCCAGAAAAGGACATTCCTGGTCTTCTCCGTGAACATGGCGATGTGGTGTTCATACTTGCCCGGCAGGAAGGAGAACCCCAACTGAAGGATGGTCTTGTAGTTGTGGGGCTTCTGGTTGGGGACATCCTGGTAGTCCGCGCCGATGAGTTTTGCCAGGAAAATCCCCTCATGCTTAGCCTGGAGAGAGGAGACGCAAATGTCTCTCTCCGGGAGGTTGTGGAGCTTCTTGACGGCGTTGACCCTCTCCAGCCACGCCTCGGGCGTACACCCCTGACCGCTGATTGATTTCTGCGTCGGGTAGGCAGTAGAGAAGGCATATCCCTCCACAAACTTTCCCACGGCTCCTTTCTCGACGGCAGACAGCCAGAAATCCCAATCCTGAAGGGACTTCAGGCTCTCATTCCAGCCGGGGTAGAACTTGCGGCGGATGGGAAAACAGGTGGAAATGTAGTTGCGGATTCTCAGCGTCCAGGGATCGAAAGGCTCAGAGTTGATCGCCCCCTGCTCGTTTAGGAACTTGTAACCGGAGTAGATGAATCCGATATCCTGGTGCCTCTCAAACTGCTCCACCCACATCCTGGGAGCCTCTGGCTCGATGAGGACATCGCAGTCAAGGAAGCAGAGGATGTCAGCCGTGGTGTGCTTGAAACCTTCGTTACGCGCCCGCTGGACCCCGGAGTGTTCCTGGACCACGATCTTGTAGTGGTTGGGACACTTCTTCATCTCCCGACGAATCACTTGCGCCGCACTGTCATTCTCTCCGTCTAGGACAAAGATCGCCTCCCAGGATTTAAGCGACTGGTCAACCAGGGATTTGACGCACTTACCCAGTAAGTCCAGGGAGGGCTCATAGACAGGGACGACAAACGAGATGTCAGGCATTAGCAAGTGACTCCTTGAACGACTTGATAGTCTTCGACAGTCCAGAATCTAGGGATGTGTTGGCGCACCATCCGTAAGCGGAGGCTTTTGAGGTATCCACGGCGCGGCGGGGCTGACCGTTTGGCTTTTCGTGGTCCCAACGGATTTCCCCGGAGTAGCCCATGAGGCGGGCGATCTTCCACGCCAGATTGGAAATGTAGATTTCCTCTCCCGAGCCTAGGTTTACGGGGTCGGTGCCGGTGTACCTCTCCATCATGGAGATGATCCCGTCGGCGGCGTCCTCGACATAGAGGAACTCACGAGTCGCTTTCCCGGTCCCCCATAAAGTCACCGAGTCTTTAGCGTCTGAGAACTTGCGAATCATGCCGGGGATCACATGACCCGAGTCAGAGAAGTCATCCCCGGGCCCGTAGAGGTTGCTCAAGATGATGTGGGTGTAATCCAACCCGTACTGGTTTGCGTACGCATTACCCAGGACGCCCAAGGACCGCTTGGCGATGCCGTAGGGGGCGTTGGTTTCCTCCGGGTATCCGTTCCAAAGGTGATCCTCAAGGAAGGGGACCTGGGTCAGTTTGGGGTACTCACAGACCGATCCGATCTGGATGAACTTTGACTTCCAGTGCTTGGCGAACTCCAGGAGCTTCATCCCAGGCATGAAGTTCTGGAGGAACAGGTCTACTGGGCGGCTGCGGTTGAACTCGATTCCCCCAACAAAACCAGCCAGATTAATCACGACATCCGGCCGCTCGACATGGTTGAGATCCGTCTCCCGATCCGCCACGAAAACCCGATACCCCCGGTCCTTGAGTTGGTAGACGAGATGTTTCCCGAGAAAACCAGCACCACCGGGGACTAGGACTTTACGCACAGAGAGTCCTCCCAGGTCTTGAAGATGGGGTGGTAGTCAGACAGGGCAAACGAAAAGCCGCCGCCATTCTTGAGCGTCACCCGCGGGTGGGTGGACGCCTGCTCAAACGCTTCCTCGGGCGTGGCACCCTGGTTAATCAGGCACTTCACCATCCGGTCCAGCCTTCTCTCAATGGTCCTGACATCCGAGTAGTGGAGGACCTTGCAAGTCGTATGCTCGACACTGTAGGGGTACGCTTCAAAGACGGGGCCGTAGAAATCGTGCTTATCCCCGGTGATGGCTGAGAAGTAGCAATCCTCGTTCGCCGCCCCGTAGTGGCCGAAGTAGTGAAGACCAAGGTCCGGGTTTCTCAGCCGGTAGATGTTCTTCCACCGCTCAGCCCGACCGTTGATTTTGTAGACCTTCCCGCCAGGATTCCCGGCGAAGGATTCCATCTGGACCGTGGCCGAAATCCCGTCGAACTCCCGCAGGTTGCCGGGGTCGGCGCAGATCATGTCAGGGTGGGTGAAGATGGCTACATCCGTTTCTAGGGTGTGCAGGCACTCGTTAAAGATCCGCACATAATCATCCTGGAGGTCCTTGGGGTCCTTGTCCTCGAGGAGGATGATTTTCTTACCGTCGGGGTGGAACCGCTGGAACTGCTTGATGAGGTTCTGTGTACCGTCCTCTGAGTTGCCGTCGAAGAACACCAACTGATCTAGGACCGGCAGCCAGGAGGCCAGGTGGGCTCCAAGCCAGCGGGCCTCATTCTTTACCAGAGTGAACGAGCCGATCACTTGACCCCTCTCATGTTGAGGCAGACTGGTTTCCCGTCCAGGTTGGACAGCATATTGGCGCAGTCTTCTCCGAAGGGCATGAAGTCAAGTCGCAGGATGTCCTTGAGCCCGACAGACTCCATCAGTGAAGTAAGCCGGTCCTCATCGAACAGGCAGTAGTGAAAAGCAGTCGCATAACCCTGGTCCCCCATCAGGAAGTTCTGGACCCAATCCTGTAGGCCCATGTGAAGGTAGATGTCCACCGTTCTGCGGAAATCGGGGACACTGAGGTAGAGAAGTCCCCCCGGAGCCAGGACGCGCACCCACTCAGCAAGGACTGACCTCACCTTGGGATGCGGGAAGTGTTCAAGGATGTTAGATGCCAGGATTGTTTCAACAGAACCGTCAGCGAAGCGCGAAAGGTCAGATACATCGCCAACAATGTCCACTCCTGGGTGATCGTCAATATCCATATTCACAAAGCCGACCTTTGAGCGATCCCTTGAACCCAGATTCAGCTTCATGGGTGGATACGGTTCCCCTTCCGGCAATTTTCAGACGCCGTTAGTATTTGGAGGTTCCACGGCACATGGAGCCCGGAGAAGGTCTTTCCAGCAAGCGGGTAGATGTGGTCTACATGGTGCATTACGCCGGTTTCCTTGCTTACAAAAACGGCCCGTTCGTACAATGCCTCGATAGCCTTCTTATCCACCCACGGCGGTGACGCCATTCTTTTTCTGGCGATACGGAGCATGGTTTTTGCGTTTACCTTGCCTTTGTTGTTTTTTCGATAGGCTTTTTGGTACGCCTGCCGTCGCTCTTTGGTCTTCTCGTAACACCGCCGCATTATCTGTTTCGCCTTCTCCGGGTTCCGTTTGCGCCATTCAATTGACTTTGCGTTACGCTGCTGTTTTTCTTCTTCACCAAGTGACTTGTATTTTTCGCGTTCAGCCGCTAATACCCGCTCTTTGTGCGCCACAAACCAAGCGGCTTTTAACGCCGCCAGGCGCTCCCGGTTCTCCGCCCTATAGGCTTTGTCGTAGGCGGCTTTCTGCTCTTTTGTCACCTAGAGGAATCCCTCAATCTTCCTAGTCCTGGCTCCGAGGTTGAGCTTCAGGGGCAAATCCCCGCAGCGACCTGGGCAGGCGTGGCAAGGCCAAAGCGATTGCGGGACGGGTGGACGCAGACGAACTTCTGGGTATCCACTCCACCACCGAGAAGAAGCTTGCCCGTATCAATAGACTGGGCATTGATCGAATCGGTATCAATCGAACCCGGATCAATCAGACCGCTGGAATCACGGAGGACGATGGTTTTAGCCGTGGCCGCCGTATCAGCCAGCACATTGGACGCCGGATTAACCTGATCGGCGTAGACCAGATTAACCGCCCGTCCGATGGCTCCGAACACCAGTACGATAGTGAGGGTAAAAAAAAGTTTCATTTTGTCTCCTTGGAAGAAAGGAAAGGGGGCCAGGCCCGGGACTTATCCTGGCCCCCGATCATTTACAGCCGCTCCACGGACGGCAGGCCGATCACGCCGCACGACGGATTGAGAACCGCCGCGACAGAGCGCAACTTGTAGGCCACCGTCATGTTGAGGTTATAGGGCTCGGAGACAGTCTCCGGGCCGGGGCGCTTGATGATGATTTCCATACCACCACCAAGCTCCACCACGCCCAGCGCACCACGGCCGCAAGCGAAGACCGGGTTGCAGGACAGGGCGGACGAAGCGTACCGAGGCTGGTTGGGAGACTCAGCCAGCTCGATATTGTGGATGGTATGCGTAATCATCCCCTTGAACACCGACTCGCGCGGACCCTCGGCGTAGTTGAGGATGTACTGCTTGTAGTCCGGGTTGGCGAACAGACCCGAGACGAAGTTCGGGTGGCAGACGCCAGCGAACTTACCGTTACCCGTAGGCTCGACAGCCAGACGCTTCAGGCGGGCGGACATCTTCCGCAGAAGGATCGGGCCGGGGAGAGACGAGACGGACGCTCCAGTAGCCGCCGACAGGCGGTTAGCGGAAGTCGTACCGAAGACCACCGGGAAGCCGAACTGGCGGCTCTTGTTGCTCGTGCCCGTATTGGCGCAGAACGAAGACGCCAGAGAAGCCGTCCAACCGGACAGGAGCTTAGACTTCACATCGGCGTTCTGACCCACCTGGGCCAGCACATTCTTGAAGACCGCAAGCTGGATGACATTATCCAGCGTGAGGACGGCGGACTGCGTGAGTTCCGTCACCGCGCCCTCGACAGGGGCGATGATGGAGGTCAACTCAGCGAGGTCCGTGATCTTCGCATGGCGTCCGTAAGAGGCAATGGTGACATTGACCTTACGAGACGACAGGTTGACGGCAGAGTTGGACGAAGCCTCCGCCAGCGTGGACGACGCCGCCGAGATCTTGCGCCAACCGTTCCAGGTCATCTGCGTACCGGAACCGGGCGGAAGCGGGAACTTCTCCGCGAGCTGGTAATAAGCGACCTTCTCGTGCAGAGCCTTGATCGCCTTGCGGCTGAAAAGCACCATCAGCAGGTTATCACCCGTGACAATGCTGGTATTCTGGTCGGCCATTTATCCTACGACACCCATTTATCGGTTGAGACGAAGACCGGGGATAAGGCTCTTAGCGAGGGCTTCCAAATCCTTCATGGGCATCTCGTTAAGGGCTCGCTTATCATTCGGGTCAATCGTCTTCTGGACTCGCGTCACCGGTCCCACTGGCGTAGGCGGGGCCTTTGCTGTGGGACCCTGGGGAGTGGGCGTCTGAACCTGCGGCGCGTGTCCTGTGCGGCCTCGGTGAAGCTGGTAAGCAGCCTCCCACGGCTTGGGGGCTTGGTTGATCCAGGGGTTCTCCTGGCGAATCTTCCAGAGAGTGGCGCGGGCGTCGTCAGTCAGAAGCCACGCATCATCCTGGATGAGTCCCTGGAGTTCCCTGGACCTCTCGTTATCCTCCATTTTCTGCCTAAGCGTCTCGGTGGCGCTCATGTCGGCATTGTGCTTTGCCTCGACAAGTTTGGTGAGAATGCGGGCCTGTGCAATCGCGTGGGCCTGCTCCATAGGCTTGCCAAGAGCCGCCGCCTCGTTAAGAAGGTCCTGCGCGACCTGGACTTCCAACGGGGTCAACTGCTGCTGTGGAGTGGGCGGCGGGTTGTTCACTCGATTCTGAGCCCGCTGCGCCTCCTTTTCCAATGCCAGAAACTTCGCCACCATCTCCTCGGCAGACGCCGTGGATTTCTGGACTTTCTCGACATTCACCGTTCCATCAGGGTTTTTGAACTTGTCCGGGATTTCGACTTTCTGAGCTTCGGGAGCGGGCTGCTCTTGGACCTGCTGCTCGGCTTGGGGTTGGGGTTGGGCAACCTGGGGAGGTGCCGCCTTCGTCACCACTCCGACGCCATCAACCTGGACACCTTGCTCCCTGGCAATCTGCGCCAAGGCTTCATTGATGTTGTCAGGCATCGCCAAAGCGGCGGCTTCGGCGCTAGACGGTGCTACAGTAGGGCTCGCTTCCGGGACTTGTTCCATTTACTCTCCTGGGGTTAGGCCGATGGCCGCCCGATCACTGCTAGAATCCCCGCCATCACTGGTTAGGGGCTTCAAAATCTTGATTGCGTCCTCCACTTCCTCACGGAAGTCCTTGAGGGCTCTACGACGGGCGGCGCTACGGATGGCAGCCTTACCCGTCAATGTCTCGGGACGGTTCATCATCCCCTCAAGCCGGTCAAACTCCGCATCCCGCATCTGCTCAAGCATCTCGACAATGACCGCCCATCCGGGGCTTTGGAGGACAGCTGCGACGGCTTGGGCTTTTTCAACCGTCACTTAGGCGGCTCCGTGTTTGCCTGCATCTGGCCTTCTGGAGGCGCGCTCTGGGCAGACTTCGCCGCCATGTTCGACGCCATCTGCTCGGATCTGGCGATAATCTGCATGGCGTCAGCCTCAGGCAGGATAAAGAGCTTCGGGTCCTCGTTCGCCGTATTGAGTTCTGCCTTCGCGGCTCCAAGGACATTGGCCCACGGCATCATCCCGTACCGCTGGACCCACTGGCCGATCCTGGCCTGCCGCAAGGACCGATTCTCCATCGTGAAGATCCCGGTGGGGATGTACTGGTAGGAGTTCTCCACCTGCTCCGGGGTCATGGGGATGAACTGACTCGCCCTCTCCGGCCCGAGGGCCATCATCAAATCTTCCTGGTTGTAGTTCTTGTAGATGAGCTTGTAATAAGCCCTGTTCACTTCGTACTGGAACCGGAACTCAGACAGCATCCCGAGGTAGAGGAACTTCTCGCCGGCTGCCTGACGGAGCATTTCCATCCCGCCCAGCGTCTGGTTGGCGTCCTTTACCTGTCCCGCCGTTCCCATCGTTCCACGGGTGACGCTGGTCCGCTCCTGTGCCGCCCGCTCCCACTCCTGGGGCTCGATGAAAGCGGCCCGGTCAATGGTCCCCATGTCAATCCGCATGAAGGCTTGGCGGATGTCCGTCACTCCGTCCTTCGCTTTCAGGCGAATCACACCTCCGGTCTTAGAGATGAAGTCGCGGGGGTCTACGACATTCTTCTCCAGGGCGGCGAACATCGGGTTAAGGGTGATCGCCTTAGAATCCAATCGCTGGTTGATTTCCTCATTTGTGACCAGCTGGACATCCTTGAGCATCTCAGGGATGCCGCGACCATAGAACTGCCCAGCGACTGGCATATAGTCGTCTTTGTAGATAGGCGGCTCGCCGTCGTACTCATCCGACAGTTCGACGCAAATGGGCGTCAGTTCGTGGAAGATGATGCGGGCGGGGACCAGCTTCTCAGGGTCGTCAATCGCCTGGCCGTTGATGAGAACCCACTTCTTCGGCAGTTTGGCGAAGAACTCAAAGCACTCAAGGTTCTTCTGGTAGTCCGTCCGCTTTACATTGGAGTCTGCAATCCCGCGATCAACCTGGACCTGTCTCTGGTCTTCCGGCGTCTCTTCAGCAGAGGAAACATCCTTGAGCTTCTCAAGGCACTCCGGGAGGTAGTAGCCCTCCTGGACACCCTTTACGATGTCCCCGTAGGTCAGGCGGCAGCGATAGGCAATCGCGTGGCCCTTGATCTGGAGAGCCTTGGGATCGGGGAAGATGTCCCAAATTGAGATATGCTGGAAGCGCACGCCCCGGTAAATGACGGTGGGCTGCATCTCCTCACGGACACCAACCTGCATGGGCTGACCGGACATGTGCCGCATGATGGAAGCGGGGTTGAAGACGGTCGGCTCCTCAAAGACAGGAACCTTAACAGGGCGGTCCTCGATCACAGTGTCGAAGTACATCCGGCAGAAGCCGGAACCGTAGGTGGTCTTATCCTCAACCACATCATTGCGACCAACCGGATAGCGGGACTTCTCGCGCTCCCTCAAAATGAGGTCACGGATAATCTCGGACTGGTCCATCTCGACCGGAATGATTCCGTCCCTCGCCTTCATCTCGAGCGGGGGGTTTGGGCCGAGTTCAGTCTTTACAAGCTGCGCCTGGGCGTTTTCACGGTGGCTCGGGGTGATCGGCCAAAAGGCTCTAGACTGCCAGGGCTCTTTCTTCTTTGAAATCTCAGGGTCGAAGATAGAGTCGGCGTTTCTCTGCCACCTCGCCCATTGGCTCTCAAATGAGTTCTTACGCCAGGAGGCGGATTCCTTCTGGAACTGGACGCAATGCTCGTGCAACTGGCTGAGCATTTCATCCCGGCTTAAAATCGTGTCCTGGTTATCCATTGGGGAACAGGAGCTTGTTGAGGACTTGCTTCCTCTGGCGGGCCTTGAAATCCTCCATCCGCTGCTTGTCCAACTTCTCTTGCGCCTTCTTCTCGTTATCTTCTTCCGTCAATCAGCCCTCGTTCCGTCTAAATTGAGATAGGTCACATCATGACCTTGGTGGGATTTGCATGAGGCTTTGGAAGCCAGCAGCCGGTTGCAGGTCCAACACTTAATCCCATGGTGCCGCTCCATCTTCTGCTCGGGCTGCTTGTAGGTGAGCCTCACTTGCACTCCTGGCAGTCACACTCGGCGCACTTCACATCCGGGCACTGGCAAAACTCAGCCTTGATGTCCTCTAGCGTCATTTGAGCGGCGGTCAGGATGTTCTCTAGCCGCGTCAGACGAAGCCTCACCGACTCGGGCATCACGATTTTCATGAGAGGGTGTTCACCCCGTACGCCGCGCCCGCTTCCCTCTCCCACACAAGCGGGACCTCATGCCTGGGATCGGCCATGAGCAGGTATCTCAGGGCGTCCGGGAAGTCCTTGAAGTGGTTGTCTAAAGGCTTGAGGGTATCGGGATCGCGGGTCCACCGCTCAAGAGAGGCAATGAGGTTGGTGCAAGTCGGGGATATCTCAAGCCTCGGGTGGTTGGCGGAATCAATCGGCTTGGTCTTGTCGTACTTGAGGTATTCCAAAATCTTGAGGATTCCCGTCTGCACCTCCTCGACATTCGCACCGACGGAGTAGGAGTCCTGGAACTCCACATTGAGGTTAGAGAAGTCTTCGCGGAGGGTCGGGGCTCCCGGCTTGTGGGAGGTGTTGCCGTACCTCTTGTCCATGATTCTGGTTTCCACGCGAAAACCAGCCTCTTTGGTCTGGAAAATCTCTTTGTAGGTGCTGACCGTCAGGCAGGGGTCTTTGGCTCCGAAGAACTTGTAATTGGGCCACTCGTCGAAGACCTTCACATTCCCCGCGATGTCAGCAAACGCCCAAAGAATGGCAAACGGCTTGCCACCGGCAGGGTCTACGGCCTGGAAGAACGAGACGCCAGAAGTAGGCGGGATGATGGGCTCTTTAGCCACATGGACATTCCGGTCAAAGGTCTTGATGATCCGGCCAGAGGTGGAAAGGGGTTTGCCAGTGTACCTGGCTTCCTTCTCGTCCGGGTCGTCGAACTGGTCAAGGATCTGCATGATGCGGGAATGTTTGAGATTTCCGTTCTTCCCATGCTCGATGCAGTTCTCGCAGCTATTTCCGAACCGGACCTTAACGGTCTTGCCGTCGTGCTTGGCTAGAAGCCCATCAACCACCCACACCTCATCCTTGAGCGATGTCATCCCTCCGACGATAATCCCACCGGCGCGGCTTCTGGCGACAGCCTCTTTGTACAGGTCCTCGGGAGGCGGCTCGTTAAGCACCTGGAAGCCGATATTCGGACCAGCCGCTTCCTTGGCGGGGCGCTCGTAACTGAACATGTCCAGGACCCAGCCGGTATCCGTCGTAAAGACTGAGGGGTAGTTATAGAGCCCCTTGGATATCTGGTATCGCCCCTTGGGAAATAGCTTGGCGATCGCGGTTTGGAGAGAACCAATCTCAGCCAACTCAGCAGGGGTAGAATAGACCCTAGCCCGCTTTGGGTAGGTCCAGTTCTGGAATAGCGGGACTCTAAGCCCCTCAGAAGCCAGGCTAGGCCACATGACGGCGGCCAGGAGGGCGGCTAACACCTCTGACTTCCCCCACCCGTTACCGGCACCAGAGATTGACAGGAGGGTGTCCTGGTCAATAGAGGCGATGAACTGCTCTTGCCCGCCATGCGGGACAAACCAGCGCAGCCCCTCATTTTCCCGGCTCCACTTGATCTGGGCTAGGATTCTGGCTGCTTCCAAACGCTGAGTCTCCGATAGCTGCGGCCAATTGGCTTGCAAGCTCCTCAGGAGATGCGCCAGCTTCATCGTGGGTGGTAACTTCAAGGGACTGGGCGGGTTTAAGGAATCCATACTCAAGCATCCGATCTAGAGCCCATTGGGATTTCTTGGCGTCGTTGCTGTTGGCCCAATTTCTAATCTTGTCGAAGCCGAAAGTGTCCATGTACTCTCGGCACCGTCTCTCAAACTTGATTTGCTCGTCGGATTTCTTGCGTCTACCACCAGGATTTCCGCTCTGCCCAGGTTTGAACATTTGCTCTCAAGCCTTCCGATTCCTAATAGGCTCAAATGGTTTCATGTCTCTAACCGCCAGAATCTTCTGGGAGATATCCCGGATCAACTCTTTGCGGTTCTTGCCTTGGGCGTTAATGTGGTGGGCGAAATGCTTCAGCCCTTCCATGTAGCCGCTCAGTCGAATCAAAGGGCCACCGCTCCCATGCCGAATTCTTGGCTCAAAGGACCACGGTGGGAAAAAGAAAACCCCGCCCAGGGCGAGCTGGACGGGGTGGGGCTCGTGGGGTGGGAGAGGGGCGAGTCCCCGAAAATGAGAGAGAGAAGCGAACCCATAAAACAGTGGGTCCGCCCCTCTCTACCTTCCCCGCAGTTAGTTTAACAGGGTGACTTGTTTTCTAACAGGGACAAAAACGGACAATAATGGACAGCTACATTATCTCAATGCCGAATTGGGCGCAGTACCGACGGACGCTCTTTGAGCTGCACCCGTCGTATTCCGCGAAGATGACGGCGTAGGCTTTCTTCTTGGTCATCTTGGGCCGATTTTTGAATAGCAAGTGCGCGAACCTCTCAGCGATTTCCTTGCGAAGTGCGTCAGTCAGATTCCCCTCCTTTGCCTCTCTAGTTCGTACAGATGATGCAGGTTGCCTTCTTGCCGTAGTGCTCATGCCCGGCTATTTCTCGGTCTTGAGATAGTCCAGCCACGCTTGGCGGCGCTTTTATTTCTCGCGACTGTCTTGCCATTCGATTACAGCCTGGGCGGCCTTGAACCCCAGAACGGCCCCAATGAGATGACCTATGAGGATGGCGATAGCGATAAGCACTAGACCCTCCCGAAATCGTCTTGGAGCCGTATCACATCGTCAAGATGGTTCGTGCTGACCTCTACCAAGTCCACATCCCCATGCTTCGCCTCAAATCGGTGTATCGTCCCAGGCGGGATGTCGTAAGAGTCCCCCTCTCTCAACGACTGCTTGTACCCCTTTAGCCATAGCGTCAATTTGCCCTGTAATACAAGGATTGTTTCCCACTTTTTCATGTGGTACTGGAGGGAGAGTTTGCGTCCTCTGGTAATGTGGAGGATCTTCCCGGCGTAGTGGGGAGTTTTGGCCCACAGGATTTGCCAGCCCCAGGGGGAATTGTGCTTCCCCAACTCCAGCCTGCGCTGCTGCCTGCGCTTGCGTAGGTCCTTCACGCGCACTCCGATGGGAAAAACAGTTCGCGCTTGTCGTCGAATATTGGACTGTCAAAGAAGTGGCTCCAGAAGTGCGGGCATTCGTATGTAACCCAGATCAAGTCGGGCTTGCCGCTTTTTTTGTCGTATGTGATTCGCGGCTCTCCTGGCGTCATCTTAACTCCGTGCCTTGAACAGTAGCGGTCAGGGATATTCACTCCCCCACCCCCAACACCACGCGCTTGGGCTTCTTCATTTCTGGCTCCTGTACTGCGTATCCACTTCTTCATGAGCTTTACGGTTCAGAATCCCGGTTAGCAGTCCAATCACATCGCCATCGTTTATGTAAGTGCCGTTACAGGCCCGACCTACCGCCAGTTCCCGGCACTCTCTAATCCATTGGCCCAGGATGATTCTAGACCCGATCTTATCGTATTCCATTCTTCCTCCTGACCTCGTAGCCGGCCGCTTTGAGCGCGGCAAGCACTCTGCCCGCCATGAAATCTCCAAGAAGCCATGTCCTGTCCCAAGTGTCAGACTCGGTGGTATTCGCGATCACCTCCCGCGCAGTTCTGGGCGGGGTCATCGGGAGTACCTTGAAGCGAACCAAGCGGCCACGCGCTTTTCATCGTCAGGGTGCATCGGCCTATCGTGCGAGAATCGCCGCATGACCTGACAAAGAAGGTCTAGCGTTTGAATCTCTATGTCCTTGGTGTTCGCCACATCAAACTCAACCTTTAGAGGCATTCCGTAAGTCATCTACTTCCCCTCCGTGATGGCGGCGGCTTTCAAAGTGAACAGGCGTCCGAGGTATCCGCCGTCCTTGTATCGTGTATTTGCCCGGACAGCAGAGGCGCACCATTCAAAAGTTTCTTTCTGTCCCCGCGCATGGGCTTGGCGCAGGGCGGCTTTAATCATGGCCACATCGGAAGTCATGGCGCGTTCTTCGTGGATGCGCTTCCAAATCTTTACGGCATCATCTTCAAACTCGTCTTTCTTTTCCATGTTCTCCTTCACGGCTTGGCCTCACGGTCTAGGGCGGCGAGGGCGGCTTTTGATGCTTCCCACGCACCGATTACCCGACGCATGAGCGCAGGAGGGTCAACCTCATCGGGACCGTGCATGGCGATTTGCCACTGGCTGTCCTTTGTCGCCTCATGGAAAAGAGCATGAACTTCCCCGGCATGGCGCTTGCGTGTATCCCACTTATGCTGTAGCTGGGCCAGCCTCTCCCGCAGTTGCGCGTTCTCGGATTCTAGGTCGGTCATGGCTTATCTCCAATCATAAATGCACATCCCCATGTACAGCGTTGACCCTGCCCAGATGACGATTGAGAGCATGGCTTCTATCGTGGCTTCGCTCATTTCTTTTCCTCCGGGGTGGGCGGCTGGATGGGAGACAGGGCGGCTCTAACTTGGCCGTGAACATCGCTTATGTAGGCCAGTGTCCCGCCAGCGGCTTTGATTCTCGCGGCGTGTTCTTTGACTCGCTTCTCGTCGCAGAACTCTCCAGCGTACTGGTGAAGCCAGGCTCCAATAGCTTCGTCAGCCTTGACCAACGCCTCATTCGCCGCTTTCTCGCGGGAGAGGGCGGCGGATAGAGAGGCGCGGAGGTTCCACGCCGCCAACGCTATATCCAGCGTGTCTTTCGCCGGACCCATTGCCTCACATCCCCGGCACTCAATCCAGTGCATATCGTTCCCGTCGTCGTGGTGATCCGGGCAATCCATCCCACAAAAGGGGCAATCCTCGGCGTCGAAGTCGTCCGGCCCGTTGCCCGGAATGTCCGACACCGAACATCCAGGCGGCAAGTCACTCTCTCTCATGGCGCTAGGCTCCCTGCGCCTTGGTTAGCGCCAGAACTTCCTGTGCGCGGTTGTATTCGTCCTGAATCGCCTGGATGATGTTGTCCCAGTCCGGGCCAGGAACGCGATCATTCAAAGCCTTCCTCACCACTCCGAAGGCGTAGAGATTAGCGGAGGCGCTTTCCAGGTTCTCGTTTAGCACATGGCGCAAATCGCTCACGGCCTGGATGGTTTCAGGAATCGCCGCGATTCTAACCGCCTCGGGCATGGAGTAGGTCTTGGCTACGAAATTTCCGTTGTGGTCAACGATGGAATAGAACTGCTCCCCGTTCTCGGAGAGCGTGTGGACCTTGCGATTCTCTTTCGTTTCGTTCATGGCCTAATTATATCAGTATGCCATTCCAGCGTCAAGGCCTAATGACATCATTGACGCAAGCGGATTCCTGGGTTATAGTATCTAGGTGAAGCATTGCCTGACCTGCGGGAAGCCTTTCAATGAGAAGCGTTGGTATCAGCGTTTCTGCCCGCCCGTTGACGGCGTCCGGGTTTGCGCCAACCGCTACGGATCCCGCGAGTTCTACCGCAAGCACTACGCCAAAGACGCCATTGACCCACGGCAACGGCCTGCCCGTAAACGGAAATCCCCTCCCAAGTCCCGCAGGGGGTGAGGGGGTCATCCCTGTAGGTCCTTCCTAGACGATCCCCAAGGGACAGCAGCTACCACTTTCTTATGGTCCTTCCACCCAGGACAAGGGCATGGCCCATTCGGGTGCCAGGCGTCACAAGGGACGCCGCGCTCACCATCATGGCGTGATGGGAAGTGGCCGCAGTTGGCGCACTCAGCGAATTTATCGGCGGTCAAAAAAGCTGCCCCTGCGCTCTATAGGCGTTGATTCGCCTGTTCGCAAGCTCAACATATTTCGGCTCAAGTTCGCACCCAAACCATCTGCGCTTATGCTCCTCGCTGGCTATAGCTGTCGTCCCAGACCCCCTGAACGGGTCAAAAATAATGTCAGGCTCCATGTTGCTGCCGCGAAGTAGAAACTTCTTCCAGATTTGGAGAGGCTTCGGGCACGGGTGATCGTTTTTCTCAGAACTCTCAGTATGGACGAAGGAGTCTGGACGCCGCCCCTCTCCATTGGACAGGTATGGGTCCTTCCCGTAAGCCAGGATTGGCTGCCAGCAGCAGAACCCCCACGGAGAGCATCCAGAGCCAGCGGGGGTCGTCCAATTCAGAACCCAGGTTGGTTCAGGGTATAACCACGTATTCCCAACCCCACACGCCACAAGGGCCCGCTTTGAGATTCTCAGTATTTCCGGCATCGCCCGATCAATCAGAGCCTTTAGATTTGCCCTGGAGTCATCAAAGGAGGC